CGAAATCGAGAGCGATACTCAACTCGTCATTATAGACATCCTTTGCGTTACCGTTGTCCTCCGTCATCCTGTCAACGAAGTAGAGGTCGAAGTTCAAGTTGAGTTGTGTCCCCACTTCACCGGTGAGGGTGGATGTTGTCGGAACAAGCACCACGGCGCTATAAATATTCTCCTTCGCCTGAAAGTCATAGACCTGATTGTCAACGAAAGAGTTCACCATCTTGTGACGGTGAAAGAATGACCTGATTTCGGTCAATACGTCTATGTAAGTATAATTTAGTTCCATATATAAGTTGGGAATATATTATAATGTGGTTGGTTGGGATAGATGTCATCGAGGACAAGACCGGAAGTATACTGATGGATTGTCGGTTTAGTCTCATCGAACTTCTTGTTTTCGAGATACTCCGGAAACATTTCCTTGCAGTTTGTAATCAAATATCTCGTCAGGAGTTCTGAATAGTACTGTGCCTTGTTTCTGGCGTCATCAAGTATAAACTGTGTGTTCTTTATGTCGGCTGAACTTGAGTTGTCGGAGTTCTGCTGGACCACACCCACGTTCATCGCCTTTGTATGTAGTGTCGGAATAGTATAGACATAAGTCCACGAAATGACGGCGGGCTGAATGTACTCGTCAAGAAGGTTCTTGTACTTTTCGTTTTCGGGGTCGGATATAGTTCCGTCCTCGACTAACGAAAGTATCTTCTTGTAGAGGATAGTTCCACAAGCCTGCTGGATGTTTATCTGCTGGGCGTCATAGATGGCTGTGTTGATGAGGGCGTCATCTATGTTGGAGTTCATAGGAGTGTTCTCCTTGACTATCTGGGCTGATACTAAATATATTTTCTTCATCTTATTCTTCGTTTGGTTTGTTTTTTGGGCAATAACCTATCATTTCTCTCAACTCATCTTCTGTGAGTATCTGTGTCAGGGTGTTTTCAGAGAAGGTAAATGTTATAGGTGAAGTTGTTGTCGCCATCAACTCACATCCGTTATAGTTAGGAAGGAAATACATAAGTCTGTTGAGGACTTTAAGAACCTTGTCCTGATACGGCTTGATGACAGATGAATAGAACAACTGATGGGCTGTTTCAATCTCGTTTGCGTTGTTTCCTAACCCTTGTCCGTCTCCCCTTATACCTACCAGCAGAGGTGATACGACCCTGTGTCCGCTCAATACATTCTGCAGGATAGTGTTCTGCAACTGGATGTATTGTTCGGCTGCGTCTCCGCTCTGTATCGTGTTTATCTCCGGTGAACTGTCTCCATCAGGTGAGAATGTTACAAGGAGTTTTCCGGCGTTGTCCGTACCACAGAGCTGGTCCTGAACCCTTCTCTTAATCTCCTGTTGTTTCTCCTCATCCGGAATACCGTTTCTGAAATTTATTACGGCTGTCGAACTGAACTGGTTTCTTAAAAGAGAAAGTCCGTAGTTTCCCACTTCCCTTTCCATCGCTATGAAGTCAAGTGCTGAAATATAGTCCGGTAGAGTGTAGTATTTTCGAAAAGCCTGATAGTCTCTGTATGCAAAGATTTGTCTACCCGTTCTGTTGTCGGTGTTATAGACTTTGATTGGAGTATAACCAATCTGATAGACCTTGAACCAGTCCTCACAATAGAAATACTCCTCGACTCTGTGGGTTTCCGGATTTATCCTACCACTTCTTATATTACAGTATGGTAGATGATAAAGTGAGGCGAGTTTTCCGGAGGCGTCCCATATCACTTCCACGTAGAATGCACCGAACACAATCAAGTCGGAGAGAAGTTTGTAGTAGAGGTCGTTCAACGACTCCTCTGAATTGCAGTGGGACAAAAAGAGTTTCATATTGAGATTTCCCCTGTCATCATCGAAGACAAGTCCTTCTGCAAAGGCCTGTTGTATTTTACTGGTCAGGATTGCGTTATGTAGCGGAGCACCGTCCTTCAATGTCTGGAGGAAGTAGTCGAAGTGGTTGTCATCACCAAAACGAACCCACTTGCAGTTAGTTGTTATCAGCTCTTTACTTTCTGGTAGTTTTATCTGTGAAAGTTGAAGAGCCATCATATTTAATTCATTATTATCCATTATATACTATGTTTGAATTGTCTGTTTTATATGTATCTTGTTTTTGAGGGTCGATGATGTGGAGCATAAGTATTCTTGCCACTCCACCTACATCCTCACCCGTAACATTATAATCTCCAGGGGAAATGTTCAATGTGGTGATGTTGAATGTATCATCTATTTCAAAATAAGGTTCACGTTCCTTTCCTGTACAGATAACCTTCGCCAAAAAACCTCTATTAGTCTGATATAACTTCAGCAAGGAGATTTCGAAAATACGATTGGTCAGGTTGTTCTTGAACAACAAGTCAACCGTATCTTCCGGAGTGTAGAACGGAAAGAATAGTTCCTTCTCTTCATTTATTTCTAGGTAAAGTGTCATTAGTAAGTCTTTTATATTAAGTATAAGAGTGAGTTTGATACTACTTTCCCTTAACAAAAAGCTAACAAGACGGTGATTAGTTGCTGATTTTGTTATATTTATAGTATGGAAGAATATTGGAAACCCGTTGAGGGATACGAGGGCTTATATGAGGTAAGCAATGAAGGAAGAGTGAGGTCGTTGAATTATAATAAGACCGGAGAGACGAAGATTTTGAGACCACTGATGATTGGAGGTGGTTATTTGCAAGTCCAATTATGGAAAGACGGAAAAGTGAAGATGTTATTAGTTCATCGTCTTGTAGCAATTACTTTCATTCCCAATCCGGACAATCTACCACAAGTCAATCATAAGAATGAGGATAAAACTGACAACAGAGTGGTAAACCTCGAATGGACCACTGCTATAGAAAACTCTAATTACGGAACCCGTAACCGGAGGATAAGTGAAGCACTTTCGAAACCCGTACTTCAATTTTCAAAAATAGGTAGGTTCATTCAAGAGTGGTCTTCTGCAAACGAAGTTGAAAGAGTTTTGGGATTTCAACATAGTCATATAGCAGAATGTTGTAATGAAAAACTCAAATCCTACAAAGGTTACATCTGGAAATATAAATAGAAAAAGGTCAGCGGGGAGCTGACCTTTATTTTTTCAGAAATCGTCGTTTTAAGATTCTACACGACCATCACAAACAGCGTCTGCACTTGCGATAGCTGTCTTCAAGGTTGAAGCCTGGTCAGGTCTCAACTCAACAGCCGGTTTGTTGTTCTTGCAAGTGATGTTGAGGTTCCAACCGTTACGGTCGCCAAATGCAGTACCCGAATTTGAGTCGCCACCTGAGAGGTAGGTAACTCTCTTTCCTGTTGGGTCGCCAATCAACCAGTATCTGTCATTGTTGTCGAGAACAATAACTATGATATTACTTGCACCACCCAATTCAGCGACTATGTTTCTCAAACTCTGTGTGTTAGCACCCAAAACCATATTTGCAACCTGTTCGTATGAACAAGTTCCGTTTTCCGGTGTAACATTGATTGTTTCAGTAAAGTTTGCAGAGTCAACAAATGGCACATAGCAGTACAATGTGTCGATTTCCATTTCTGTGATTGCTCCGTCTTCGTCAGTAGTTATAGTAGAAGGGTCAACATCACTTATGTTAGCGATGTAGAAACGACTAACACCACCGGCTGAATTTCTACAAAGAGAGCCACAGAATCCTGAAGTAACTGATAAGCATGAAGTAGCCATATTATTCTAATTTTATTTTTTTCTTTGTAATGGGGAGGGTTCAATCTACCTCCCCGTGTTATTTATGATAATTAAGATGCACTAACTGTAGTGAAACCCTTGATTATCTTGTCTCCCCAGTGGAATGCCGAACCAATCTTGAACTGGATGTCAATGTCAAGAGAGTTAGCGTTGTACGGGTTAACCAACATTGAGAACCTTTCAGTCTCACCGCTCACACCGTCAAATGATGCAACGAGGTTCTTCGAGTAGGTCAATACGAGGAATTCACCGTCAGCCTTCTCTACATTGTCGATTTTGTCAAGACCCAAAACCGGGGTAAGTCTTACTCTTGTACCCGGTATGAGGATGTCCTCATCGTTTACATCACCGGTGTTGTATTTTTCCGGCATAAAGTACTTGTTGGCGTCGATGAGTTCCTGTACATACTGCAAATAGAAAGTAGTAGGACAGAAAATTCTCAAATCGTCACTTTCAAGGATGTCAGCGTTCATCTTTGAAATCATAGCCTTTACCTTGCCCATAGCGGTTGAAGCGGCCTCAACTTCAGCGGATGCGTCAATAACATCAGTGTCGTCTGCTATCTGTTCAACAAGTCCTTCGTAAGTACCGTCACCGTTCCAGAGGAAGATTTCGATGTAGCGTCTTACTTTGTTGACATAGCTGTCAGCCAACTGTCTTTCAAATGGGATTTCAGTATTCCTCATCATCATAGCGAGATAAGTCTTTTCCAAATCCTTGTAGCAGAGGCGGTCCTGTACGGTTTTTGGAACTACTTCAACATACTTCTGAAGTAAGTTTACTGCACCGTTAGGATTGAATGAACAAGCGGCGTTATCCTGAACCGTAATGTCGTTTGTGAACTGATTCAAACTCTCCTTGTTCTTGTTGTTAGGAAGGATGTCTACCAAACTGATAGTTCTTCCGATAGCGAAAAATTCGCCAGTCATAGCACTTAATTCATTTACGAAATCAGTGTCTTTGAATTTGTCTAAATTAAAACCGTAAGCCATAGTTATCTAATTTTATTATTTATTGTTTTTCAAGAAGTTCAGTTTATCACTGATACTTTTTGTTTCGTTGTATATTTTGCTTGAATTGTCCTTCGTGATTGACTCAGCTGTAGGTGATTTTGAAATAGCGGAGAACTCACGAATTATCTCTTCGTTCTTATTCTCGACTTCTGTCTGTTTCTCTTTCATCTCCATTATGACTGCAAAGAGGTCTTCGATGCCTTTCTGCATTTCGTCAATTCTTGTTTCGAGGGTCGATACTCTTTCGTCAACAGTAGGTCCATCAGTTGGAGTTTCTGTTTCAGTAGTTTCTTTTTCAGTAGTTTCTTTTTCAGTTTCAGTAGTTTCAGTTTCTGTTTCAGCCGCCTCGACTTTCTTCTTCTCTTCGTCTCCACAAGCGTTTTCAACTTTTTCAACTTCTTCCTCTTCAACTTCCTTTTCAACTTCTTTTTCCTTTATTTCAACTACTTTACTGTCTTTGATTACATAAACTTTCTCTCCGTCAGAGTATTCTCCGTCCGGAATTGGATTTCCCTCTTCGTCATAGACTACTGTGTCGACTACAAGTTCTTCACCGTCGAAGTAAATCCTGATTCCGTCAGACTCTACTTCACTGAACTTGCCTTTCACAATAGACAACAAAACTTTCAATTTATCTAATGCCTTCATAAGCTCTTTTCTTATAAGTATTTTAATCTTGATTTTGAATGAACTCCTCAGCCTCCCTTATGACTTTCTCTTCCTCTGTTTCTTGACGGAATAGACCTGCAACACTAAATCCTTGAAACTCACCTTCTTTGATACGAGACCACAATTCCGGACTGTTGACCTTGACACTCAACATCCACGTACCTTTCGGAACATCAAGTCCCAGAGACTTCGCCTTGTCGTTGTCAGGGTCTTCGACCAGCCAACTCTCAATCACACAGACATCATCAGTCTTGTCCCCGTGTTCGAGGGTGAAGGAGTGGTTCTTGTTATTTTGTAGAAACTGCTGGGAAATTGTCCTGACGGTATCTTCACTGAAAAATATCTCATATTCCTTTTCACCGTCCCTACGATAGATTTTCTGGTTAGGGATGAGCGCCGGACCGGTCAAAATCATTTTCTCGTCAGAGGAGAAACAATATGTCTTCTTCTCTTTTGAAAACATAAGGAAATCGACCTCGATGGCGGGTTCCTTTACGAGAGAAACATCAGTCAATGTATCTGTATCCTGTGGAAATAATTCTATTGTAAGCATAACTTAAAGGTTTTCTTTATAGAGAGTATAAAAAATCAACGACACCCTTCAACAATGGAAAGATGTCGTTGATTTACAGATGTTTTATTTATCGTTAGAGGATAGCTGATGTCTCTATTGTACGGACATTCCTCTGTGCCCTCGTGATGGAGTGTTCTGTTACGACGACAGGAATTGCACTGACACCCTGAACGGTCTCCTTCACTATGTCTTTGATGACAGATTGGTCTATCGTTGTCAGTGAAGTGGGCTGGTTGCTTGCAAGTGTCATTTTCGGTGCAGAGTTACCGGAGTATGAGTTGATAGCCTCCAACAACGGTAAGAATGCAGAAGTAGCCCTTCTGTTTACGATATATTCACCACCCTCGACTTCGAGGTTACTCTCTCCGACCCGTTCACCTCCGTTCTTGTGGGACTTTCCTTTAATCTGACCACCTTGTTCGGCCTTCAACACATTGTTCATCTCACTATGTGCCTTCGCTGACTGTGCTGCACCGGTAGCGGCGAGCATAGCGGTCAGCATACCACCCACAACCAGATTGTAAGGGAATGCAAGTTCCATAGCGGACGCCCATGCCGCTACGATACCCTTTGCGGTGTTGATACCTATGGAGGCGATATTCGAAAGAAACTGCATCCTTGCGTATTTCTTCTTTATCTCCGCCTGTTTCTTCTCATCACCTTCTGCGTTTGCAAGTTCGGCGTCTTGAAGTGCGGTCACCATATCGGAGAAGGCGTTCTGCAATTCACCCATCCTGTCAAGTCTCTCACTCCAGAGGTTTATCGCCTCCTCGTTGATGGCCTTCTGACTTTCCCTTTCAAGTTCCTCCTTCTGCTGGAGATACTCTTGACTTATTCTGAACTTTTCAGCTTCAAAGAGGTCGAAGGATATAAGTTCATTGTCGAATTTTGACTGAAGTTCTGCAATCTCGTTTTCGGTCTCTATCCTTAACTCGTCCTGTTTCAACTTGAAGAAGTCTTCAGAGTTCTCCTTCGCCGCCGCCAGTCTTCCCTTGACCTTTGCAAGTTCAATGTCACGACCTTCCTGTTCGGCCTTCTTCTTCTCATCATCCTCCTTCTTCTGGTCAGCCTTCTTGTTCTCTTCGTTCTTATTTTCAAGTTCCTTCTGTCTTTCGACCTCACTCTCTATCTCTTCAAGTCTTCTGTTGTGGATGTCGGTCAGTGCGTCTATTTTCAGCTGTTTCAACTCTTCAACCTGAGAGGACTCCTTTCCGAATAGTTTTTCAGCGTTCCCAATCTGGCTGTCGAATATTGTTTCGGTCTCATCATACTCCGCCTTGAGGTTTTGAAGTCTTCCCTCGTGCGTTTCCTTATTGATGTCCCTCTCCCTCTTGACTCTCTCGTCACTCTTCCTCTTGATGAAGTTGTTAACATCGTCTTCAGCGGTTTTCCTCTGTCTCCTGTACTCTTCAGCGGCCGCCTTTTCGGCCTTCTCCTTTTCCTCCCTCGCCTTCTTCTGGTCCGGAGTTTCGAAACCGGTTATTCCCTTTTCAAGTGTCGAGGCGGTGTCTTCAGCAGTCTTCTTCAACTCATAGAGTTTGTCTATCTCCGACTGAATGGCGTTGTTCATCGCCTGAGCGGTATTCTGTGCTGTTTCTGCACCACCTAATGCCGCCAATTGTATCTTCTGCCATGTACTTGCGTTTTCGGACAGCATAGCATTCAAGTCAGTTTCATTCTGTAACTGCTTTTTATAAAGTTCACTCGCCATCTCCATAGCGGCGGCGGCCTTCGCCCTCTGTTTCTGTGCCTCTATATACTTCTCCGTATTTTTTTGGAAAAACTCTTCAGCCTCGTTTACGTTGTTGAAGTGGAGACCTAGTTGTTCAAGTGCGTCTGCATTGTCTGTTATATACTTTTTTCTCGCCTCAAATGAGTCACCTAGTTCATCCCATCCGTCCTTGAGGGTACGGACTTTCACGGCCGTATCTGCAATGGATTCGTTCGCCTTCTTTTCAAGTTCCCTGTTGAGGGCGGTGGCTGAGTCCTTCGCCCTTACATAGGCTATTGCAAGTCCGACTACTGCGGCCGACAGCGCCACTAAAATACCTATCGCCCCCTTCTTCGCTGCGTTCAGTGCAATCTGTGCCTTCGTCTGGTCCTGTATGTCCTTTGTAAGAAGTTTTTGTTTCAATGAATTGAGGGCTGTCATAAGGGCGGTGTCCTTATTCAGCGCCTTTGATATGTTCATCGCTGTGTTGGCGAGGTTCTGTGCGGCCTGCAACTTGACAAGGGTCTCCTGCAAGTCCTCATTCTCCACTCCACACAGGGCGGCCGCCTGTGTCAGTCCGGAGAATACGTTCAATCCCACAGAAAGTCCCTCCATAGCCACCTGCTGCTTATAGAAGTCGTTAGAGAGGATACGGGCCTGAGCGGAAGTGTCTCCCATTGCGTCAGTGAGTTGACCCAACTCCTTAGCTGCAGCTGCATATTCGGCGGTGTTCTCTTTTCCGGCGAGCTGGAGTCTCGTCATTTCATCCTTTAACTCCTTTACTCTTTTTCGGAAGTTTTCGGTGGATTTTTCGGCTGACGATGCGTCTATTTTAATTTTTATATCGATATCCTTTTCTGACATTTTCGAAATGATTTGTTTATTATAAGTATATGCAAAATCCTTCAACAAAAAAGGCTCTCCGTTGTGGCAGAGAGCCTTTTATTATTCAAAGTGGAATATTACTTTTTGTACTGCTTTACATAGTCGGTGTTCTTCATTCCGGTGAGGTTGAATCCTTTCGGTTCAGGTATGTAGGTTTCCTTGAAGGAAACTTCGAGAATGTGGTTTTCGACTATGTTCCTCATAGTGTAGTTGAAGTCCTCGACATCATCCGTTACATCAACTCCGTCCAACATAACCTTGTCGATTTCATAACCCTCGTTAGGAGTGATGTTGAATATCTGGTTTCCGTTGTAGATTACTTCCACATCACCGGTAGGAGTTATAGAACCGTTAGGACCTGAGGTGACTGAAACAATCAGATAGATGTCATCGAAGACTGCGTGAATTGTGTGGTTTGCAGTTACATTTTCGAAAGTGTAGGTGTTATCCACAAGTTCATCCTTCTTGTCTGTTCCATCAACGAGGAGTTCCCAGAGGAGGTATCCCGTTGACGGTGTAATCTCAAAGGTAGCGTCATCGTCATAGTCAACCGTTACAGTTCCGTCTGGTGTGATAGAACCTCCTTCTGACGAGGTTGCCTCAATGGAGAAGGTCATCAACTTCGAGGTTATCTCAAGCGTATGGTCGGCCTGAACATTAGTGAATGTGTATGAACTACCGGAGAAGGCAGTCTCAACACCGTCAATATAGAGTTTGTCGAGTTCATAGCCAATTTCCGGAGTGAAAGTGAAGGTCTGGCTTGCAGAGTAGTTTACAGTAATAAGACCTGACGGATTGACTATGGTATGAGCCTCTGATATTGCGTTTATGGTGAAGGTCTGAACCTTGAATGTAACCGAAATAGTATGGTCGGACTGAACATTAGTGAATGTGTACGTGTTGTTGGTTGGAGTTACTGTCGAACCGTCAACAGTCACAGTATCGACTTCATAGCCCGTATCAGGTGTGAAAGTGAATGTCTGGTCTGAACCTACATTTACTGTCACCGCTCCACTAGGTGAAATTGAACCGTTCTGTCCGGCGGTAGCGGTGATGGTCTTTGAAGGAAGAACCTCCGTCCATCCGGTTGGTATACCTGATGCTGAATTAGGAGTATAGGTTGCTGAACCGTTATTATGGAAAGTACCGGTAGCGGCCACATTCTGTAACCAGTTGTAAGTACAATTAGTAGCGGATATGTCATCAGCATAGGTGGTTACTTCATTGACTCGATAACAACCACTGAACATACTCTCATAACAATACTGTGCAAGTGTGGTTGCAGGAAGTACCGGAGCCGTTGTCAATGAATTACAGCCACGGAACATATAACTATAACAATTACTTGCAAGTGTGGTTGCTGGTAACGCCGGTGCAGAAGTCAAAGTACAATTCCCGAACATACCATAATAACAACCATTTGCAAGTGTGGTTGCAGGAAGTACCGGAGCAGAAGTCAATGCAGTACAACCGCTGAACATACTGCTATAACAACTTTGTGCAAGTGTTGTAGCTGGTAATGTTGGAGCAGAAGTCAATGCAGTACAACCGCTGAACATACTGCTATAACAACTTTGTGCAAGTGTAGTTACCGGCAATGTAGGTGCAGAAGTCAAGGAAGTACAATCGTAGAACATAGCCTCATAACAATTACTTGCAAGTGTTGTAGCTGGTAATGTAGGTGCAGAAGTCAAGGAAGTACAACCTCTGAACATATTCATATAACAATACTGTGCAAGTGTAGTCGAAGGTAAACTCAAATCACTTACGTCAGTCAGTTTACTATTGTTAGAGAACAATTCAGAGAAACAACCTTGACTTAACGAAACACTATTTAAGTTTGTGTATTTAAGAAGTGTATTTATGTTTCCTCCGATTTTATATGTTTCATTGATATTAAAGCGATTTGTAAAGTATTGGTTAATATAACTCTGATTATACTTATTAACATAACTCCACTTACCACTATCGTTTCTAAAATAAACCTTCTCTCCAGCAGCAAGCGTGATAGTATTGGTTCCACCGGCTGTCAAAGTCAGAGTAGTCCAACTATTCTTATCTTTCGAATATTGAACTGATGTTGCATAAGTACCTGATGGTGGGTTTGGGGATGCACTCTTTGAAGTAGTGAGAGTTACGGTATTGGTACCCGAATATGTGTTCTCAATATAGAAGTAATCTGTCAAGTCCGGAAGTTTGAATGTAACCGAAATAGTATGGTCGGCCTGAACATTCGAAAATGTATATGTGTTGTTAGTCAAGGTTGCAGTCGAACCGTCCACAGTCAAAGTGTCAACCTCATAACCACTATCCGGAGTTACTGTGAAAGTCTGGCTTGAACCGGCGTTAACTGAAACAGAACCGGATGGAGATATTGAACCGTTTGAACCGGCGGTAGCGGTGATGGTATATGTAGAAGGTGTAGGACCAACCTCCGTCCATCCGGTTGGTATACCACTTGCTGAATTGGTCGGATAGGTTGCACTACCGTTATTATAGAGAGTACCTGAGTTGGATACATTCTGCAACCAGTTGGTAATACAGTTATTTGCTGATATGTCATCTGCGTAGGTTGTTACTTCATTCAATGCACTACAACTGTAGAACATACTCTCATAACAACTATCTGCAAGTGTGGTTGCCGGCAATGAAGGAGCGGAAGTCAAGGAAGTACAGCCGTTGAACATATTCTGATAACAACTATCTGCAAGTGTGGTTGCCGGCAATGAAGGAGCGGAAGTCAAGGAAGTACAGCCGTTGAACATACTGTTATAACAATTATTTGCAAGTGTAATATCCGGTAGAGTAAGATTGCTTGCGTCTGTCAGTGTGGTGAAACCATTGAATAGATAGTTAAACGAATACTCCTCAATAGTTATATTCAAGTTGGTGTAGTCGAGGAGTGTTTTTGCATTGCCTCCGACTGTAAATGTCGAGTTTACACCATAGAATATATTAGATACAGCATCTGTATATGTTACTTCTATCGTTTCACCTGTTTCTTCGTCGTACTCCTCAACTATGTTTTCCATATATCCCGACCAGTTACCACCTGAATTACGGAAATAAACCTTCTGGTTAGGTGAGAGATTTAAACTAATACTGTTACCATAAGGTTCTCCCGTTTCTTCGTCGTAGTCGATAAGAGTTTCCAATGTCCAGTTAACACCGTCAGTACTATATTCCACCGTATCTGCACAAGGAGGAAGTGCTCCGTCATCTGACGTAACATCACAACTCAACATGACATTACCCGTTGTCGAACCGGTGTTCTGTATATAGAAGTAATCCGGTCCAACCTCCGTCCAACCTGACGGTATACCGCTTGCACCGGTCGGATATGTGATGTCACTGTCGTTATAGAAGGTACCGGTAGCCGAAACACCGGAGAGCCAGTTTTGAAGACAGTCGGTAGCTGAAATACTTTGTGCCTTGCTCCTTACGGAAGTCAATGTCGAACAGTTGTAGAACATCTCCTTGTAACATCTGGTCGACAGGGAAGATGCCATTAAAGTAGGGGCTGATGTCAAATGAGTACATCCGTAGAACATCTGATAGAGCGAGTAAGAACTAGTAGAAGAAGGTAAAACCAAATCGGCTGCCGACACAAGGGTGTTGTCACCTTTGAAAAGTCTTGCGTAATTAGCGTTACTTCCATTAGAGAGTCTATTCAAATCACCACCTACATTGTGTGACTGGTTCGCTGTAAATGTGTAGCAGCGGTACATTGAACTATCATAATTACTCCAGTAGTTATTGTTGTTGTTCCTGAAATAAACCTTCTCTCCGGCACTCAATCCGATAGAGCGGTTACTGTCTAACGTCCACGTGGTCCAGTTCGTACCGTCTTTCGAATATTCCACCTGTGTGGCGTAGCCGGAAGTCACTGACGGATTGTCGGTCTTATCCACAGTCAAGGTAACAAGGTTGTTACCGCTATATGTGTTTTCAATAAAAAAGTAATTCATATATTATATATTTTAGTTATATTCAACAAAAGTTTTCAACTTCTCTCGTAAGTATTTATGTGCAAGTTGCATTTATTATAAGTATAGAATAAGAAAACCCGACCGAATACGGCCGGGCCTAACAATATGAAGAATGAAAATTGGTTATTCGGACTTTTCTTCTCCTACACTCATACTCAAATCCCCCTTCGTTATGCTTGCCTTCCTTCCCGTCTTCATTATCTCGTAGAAACAGTAGAGTGAGGGATAGAATGCTATGATACCGGTGGCGGCGAATACACTTGAGTCCACCACTCCGGCGGGCGGGATGAAGAAACTTATGAGTATGAGAATTATCGAGACACCCTGTGAAAGATAGAATGAAATCTTCCAGTTCCGACTTCCGTCCTTATACCATTGAGCTATAATCTTTCCCATTTGAAACAACTACTTTATATTAAGTATTTTTTTCAACCGGAATAGCCCCACCGAACTTGAAGGATACTTCCGGCTGTATATTCAGGTTGACATTCGTATCGTCACGAGACCAGCCGTAGCACTCTTTGAGGACGGCTAAGGCGGCCTCACGACCTATCTTTCCCCTTAACATCATTGTCTTGATGCGTTCCTGCAATATGCAGTATATCTCGTCAGAGTCAAATTCCATAACTTGCTGTAATGTATAGAGATAGGGAGCGTTGTCTTTCGGGTACTGGTAATACTCTGATACAGAAATCATTTGTGGATTTAACATTAACCACGTGGCTATCAGATGACAATAAAGTTCAAGGGATATTTTTCCGTCTCCGCTCCTGTAAATCGACTTGTCGGCTCTCTCGAGTTTTACAAGCGGGTCGGTGGCCTTTATCCTGTATATGCCCTCGTAGTTCTCACTCTCCACTATGTACTTTTCAGCGGGCTTTATATTATTCGGGTCGGAACAGAACTCGTTCCTTTTCCTATCTGTTGTCATATAAGTCTTTTATTATTAGTATAGAGATTTTCTCCGCTAACTTCTCACGATTTTCCTTATAGCGGTAAACATCTCCTTTATTAGTGAGGAAACATACCTCAACCAGTAATGTATGACAAGGAAGGTGCAAAATAGCCAATCGGCTATGCTGACTTTGATTTTCTACCTTCACTCCCCTTGACTTCGTGCCTAATGTGTCACAGACCGTTTTTAAAAGTGTTTCTGCAAGAGATTTCTCTTTCTCTGTATAATCAGTCGGAATAAAGATTTCCGTTCCTGTAACGGTCTCCTTTGAAGCAGAATTGAAATGTATGTCGATTAGAACATCATCCCTCTTTACTTTCTGTTTCAGTTTCGAAATGACTGTGTTCAGATTGTCATTATCGTCATCAGTATAGTAGTCCGTAAATCCGTTCCTTGTAAGGTTAAGGCAGATGAGGTTACGGAGTACTATCGTTTCAGTTCCTTCATCAAGGAACGAGGAACCTGCTCCGGTTCCTTCTCCGCTATGCCCTGAAATCAGATATATCATATCAGTCGTTTGATTTTTGTTTCATATCATCAAGTATATTTTTTAACCGGTCGATGATAGTTTCATCCTTCACGTAATAGCGCCAAATGAAATGGACCACATCGTGACTCTGCTTGTTTAGGGTGATGAACCTCGTCTCATCGTCTATTTTCGTGTAGTTCTCCTCCCTCTGGTCCAAATGGTGGCACTGGAACCCGGTTAGTAGCGGACGGAGTGTCAATACGTCCTTGTTCTTGCAGTGTTTCTTCACCATCAGACGGAAGAACCTCCACGCCTTGCTCGCCCTGAACCGTCTTTTTAACTGTTGGTTTGAATTCATTAATAACCCATTGATTATATGAGTTATTTATGTGAAACAAAAACCGCCATCCTTGATAGGTGGCGGTCAGTAGTTAAAGGAACAGCAGTGTTAAAACACAGCCGATAAAATGAATCCGACTACAAATTCAAATGGAATGAACTTAATGAAGAATTTTTTTAACTTTCTCATATCTTTAATTTTAATATTCATCCCGTGGGAAAACGATTTTATCGGAGAGATACTTGCCGTGACTGACTTCTTCAATCCTATCGGCCTCATCAAGGAAATGTTCCCTGCCGTTTGCCTCCATACACAACATAGAAAGGAGAATATAATCAACCGTTTCCTGATTGTAGCAGTTATCGACTAATAAAGTTCTTCTTTTACGGTCCCAGCTGACCGCTGTTCTGACACGTGGTTTTACCGCCTTGACCTTGTTGTCAAACTTACCGTCCCAATAGAGTTTATTCAACTCGTCGAATCTTTTCTGTAATTCAGATGTTTTCATTTTTCTAATTTTTAATTTGTTACTAATTTTATTTTTTCGTTATTTTTCTTCTTTTTACGAAGATATTATAATTTTTCGAAAGTCTTCAGTTTCTTTTTAATTTTAACTTTTGTCTTAACATTTTTTTAAGGAAATGAGTTGGAAATTTTAATCTTTTTATTACTCATCAAATTTTATATTACAGCTCTCACAGCAGCTCTCATATTGTCCGGATTCTCAATCATATCCTTCAATGTGAAGTTCTTCACTCTTTCTCCGTAAACCTTATTTATTCTCTTCTTCGACTCCTCGTAGTCACAACGTTCGGGTATGAACTGATAGAGGAACTCGAGTCTGTTCTCAATGGTGTCCTCGTGTGTGTCAAGGTACTCGTTTCTCTTCTTTTCCTCTCTTTCAACCATATATTTATGCTGCTCCCTGTTCAGTTCCTCCGTAATCTCATAGGGCGGACGTGGGTCGTATCCTCTTTCCGATAGGTAATTGCTGAACCATACGAATTCGTTGCTTGTCTCCAAATCTCCCATATATATCTTGAACTCCCTCAACACCTTCACCCAGTCGTAGTTCTTGTGAACCTTACCTTTGAACCTTTTAAAAATAGTGTCACAGTAGGAGGCGAATCCGCTGTAAGTCTCAAAGACGGTAAGTCCCTGTCTTTCGAATTCCTTCTTTCTCTCGACCTTCTTTTCCACTCTCTTTCTCTCGTTCTCCAGCTCCTTGAGCTTCTTACGGCGGACATCTTCAGGGTCATTTTCAAAATAGGGATTTTCTTCCGGCTGAGGTTTTGGGTCCTGCTTAAACGCCTCTTTCCACCAGTCAGGTGTGAGACCGACTTCCTTTAATAGATTGGATTCTTGCACAGCTGTCTCAATGCCTGTCTCAATGATAGGTGAGGCTGTCTCAATGCCTGTCTCAATGCCTGTCTCAATGCCTGTCTCAATGCCTGTCTCAATGATAGGTGAGGCTGTCTCAATGCCTGTCTCAATGCCTGTCTCAATGATAGGTGAGGCTGTCTCAATGCCTGTCTCAATGC